GTTTTATTTTTAAGCCAATAAAAAAGTTCTTCCGGATCTTTGAAAGCCGGGCATTTGCTTAAAGCATAGTCAGTGCCGTCAACTATTTGTATTTTTATGTGTCGAAGCGTATCGTTAATGTCTTTGTATTTTTTTTTAATTATCATCAGGATCTATATAAAAAATTATCAATAAGTTCTTCCAGGTCAAACGGAATCACTTTAATATAAGTATATTTTTTAACTATTATATTTTTTTCTTTTTTTACCGGTTTTATTTGTTCTTTTAAAATATTAAGTATAATTTCTTTTTCCTGGATCATCTGTTTAAATTTTGCGGAAGATCCTCCTTTGTCCGGGTGCAAAAGTTTAGCGAGTTCTTTGTATTGTTTTTTAATACTTTCGTCTGTATATGGTTGTTTAAAGTATAGCATATTAAAAATGTTTATATAACATTTCCTATTGTTTCTCTTTCCCAAGAATTTTCATATTCCATTTCTTGTAAAATTATAAATTTAGAATTTACAGAAGTTCTAACTTCTAAAATTGCCTTTTTATTTAATCCTATTATAGTTTTGCAAGCTTTACCGTAGGCAATTTTTGCAGTTTTATAATTTAAATAAGTAGCTCTTTTTTTACCTTTTTCTGTGGGAGTTGTTACTCGCCAAACAATAAAATTAACTGAATCCATACAACAAATATAATAAAAAAAAGCCGGTAAAAAATTACCGGCTTATTAATTTAGTCGTTTTCTCCTTGTTAAGAAAGTGCGAAAATTAACAGATCGTAGAATTTATAAAACTTTATTACGTTGGCGCGCTTCTTCTTCACTATATATGCAATAAAGTATTAAACTAAATTAAAGTTTTTGTTCTATTAGTTGAAGCATATCGTTTATAAATTCCGTTTCTTTTTCTCTGTATTTTTCAGAAAGTTTATACGTATTAAATTTACGATCCATAAAAATAAGGTGCGCTATTTTTAAAAGTTCGTAATCAGTAAAACAATTTTCGGTTCTTACCTGGATCCATTGTAATAATACCCAAAGATCAGTATTTAAGTCAAGTATTTTATTGTCTGTTTTCATTCTGTAAGTTTTTTTTGTTCTTCGGTTAAGTTATTAAGCGAATAGATATTTTTTTTATGAATCAGTTCTGTGAATTGTGAGTGTATTTGTGCCGTTAAATTATTAAGTAAAGTTTCAAAATAATCAGCAGTTAAGGTTAAATTTTCCGAAAGTGTAAATAATTTTATTAGATCGTGAGCTTCATTAGGCGAAAGTGTTATTTTATAATTTTCCCTGTTTGCAAAATTACTTTGGTATTCTGTTTTATGGATCTTTTCTAAAAGTGTACCAACATTAAAAAATATAAGATAGTCCATTTTATCAAAATTTTTGTAATACATATACGAAACGGCTTTGTAAAGGTCAGAAAGTTGGAAGCGCTTAACTTCAATATATATTTTATCCATTTGTCCCCCTTTCAATCTGTTGAAGCTTCAAAAGTTTTAAGATCTCTATATTAAGAAGTCCATTATTGAAAAATAGCTTATCTGTTTTTTTTATAGTTGGTTCCCCAGAGATCCGGCCTAAAAGTTTAAAAATCTCAAAATTATATTGGGCTTGATCTGTTCCTTTTTCTTTTTCAAAAGTTACCCAGATCACTGCCGTTTTAATTTTATGCTGAACAGACAAAATATATGTTATTAATTTTGTTAGGCCTTCGTTTTCGTCTGTTATTACTTGTTTTATACCGGCGGTGTATTTGTGGTATATATCATATGAATAATGAACGGAAGCGTTGCCGTCTTTATAATAACATTTTAACTTGAACCGAGAGAATTCCGGCTTCCATTGGTTGCGCTTTTTTTGTTGTTGCTTTTCCTGGATCGGCGCCAGCAGTGACGCGGTTAAATTTTCAAAAGAAATTTGTTGCTTTTTCGTGTTAATTTCCATTTTTTAAATTTTTTTTGTGGCGCGAAAGGTACAGTACTAACAGAACTAACAGAACTACTTTACAGAACTTTAAAGTACCACTTAAAAGGTTTATTTTGCTATTAACAGAACCTAAATTTTAGGTTAAAAAAAATAGCTTCGCTAATACCGTTGGCCGTTGTGCCTGGTTAATGTTTAGTTAATTGCTTCCGGAAGCTATGTTTGTAAAATAGGGAAATAAATTTCGCTACTTGTATCTGATTACAATATTAATACTTATATTTGTTTTATCAAAATCTAAGGCGCGGAGTTATTAACATTATGTTACTCGTTCCTTTTCCTATCTTGTAATCTGCAAAAAGCCCTATTTATAGGGCTTTTTTGCTTTGCTTTATTAGTTATTAACAATAAAAATATATTATGTTAAATAGAAAGCGGAGTATTTTTGTTGTAATTCGGTGTTATTTTATGGTATTTTTTTGGTTTTCGTCTGTTTGTATATATTAAAAAAGTAAAAAAAGCACAAAAAAAAACGGCCGCAACATAGTTACGGCCGTTTTTTACTTGTATAGCTTATTTTTTTCTTTTGCTCAGAAGTGCGAGAGCTAACAAAGTAAGTGATCCGGCTAAAATAACAACAGAGTTTTTAATTAACTTGTTTGTTTCCGGCGTTGGTTCCACTTTAATTACTGGAAGTTCCTTTTTACCAGTTAAGATATTGAGTATTTCGTTTGTTGTAGGCATAAATTGAAAGTATTAATGTTAAAGCAATAGCGCTAACTAAGATTATTTTTTTTTTTTTGTCCGGGTTTTCTTCCGGTTGGGTTGTTCCTGGTGACAGATCAGGAAGATTAAAACCCTTTATTAAATTATAGCCCTCTTTTACTGCCTGATCGTTGGCCGTTGTGTTGGTTTCTACTTTTGTGATTGCCTTAACTACCGGAATAAGATCCTCAAAGGTTGTTAGTATAGTGTTTCTTTTAATACCGGTCATTTGTTCTACCGTATTAATATAACTACCAGGGTTGTTATTATCGGAAGAAGGCGCGTATCGTGGAAAGATTAATTGAATAGTATTATATCCTTTGTCCAGGTAACCGTATTTTAATAGCGAAAATAAAGCGCGATAGCCATAAGGCAAGCTTTTAAAAATACGAAAGCCGGCCGTTTTACCGGGCTTAATATCCGGCGGAAGCGTTTCACCAACAAATGGCTTTGAATACTTGCCGTTTATTACAAAGCTTCGTATATTACCAGGATTGTTATTTTTTAACATTACGCTAAATTAAGTGAAGATAAGCGGTTAAGTGCTTTTTCTCTTCCGCTTCCGGTTATATCATAATAGTATTCGTCCTTGATCCATTGTGTAAGCGTATCGGATCCGCCATAGTTTTTATTGAAGTAATTATAAACGGCGGTAACCATGTCACCGCTTGGTAGATCCGCAAGCTTATTCCAGACCGCGTCCTTTGTTCCGCTTAAAGTAAAAAGTCCAGACATAGCGTTGTATAGATCCTTTGAAAGTTCGGCAGGATTCCAATACACCGGTGCGCCGGTTGAAGTGTTACCTATTACCGGAAGTCCGCTACCGCCTTGCGGAAGTGTTACTTGTGCCGGCTTATTAATAAAGCGCTTTATACCTCTGTAAGCCAAAAAACCGCCACCTATTAAAATGCCGGCCTTTGCTATTGTAGGAAGATCATTCCAAATTTTTTTCATTTTACCTTTTTTTCGGGTTCGTCATTTTTACCGCCATAGTTAGACCGCTTATAATAGTGCCTTTTACGATTGGCGTTACTTTTGTTTCTTCAAGCTTGTAAGTATCGAACAATACGTTAAGCATATCTGCAAGCGTATTACTATTCCTTAGTTTGTTAAGTGTTTCTTCGTTCATCGTGTTAATTAGTTAGTTGTTTTCTTCTTCTTCCTGGTTTTCTTCTTCGTCTGTTTCAACAAATTCGTTTAATATAATGTTATGAAGATCCGGCGCTTCGTTTTTAGTCATTTCTAAAACTTGATTAAATTGTTCGTCGGTTAAATCTTCCATATCATTAAGGAAGTCATTAAGTTCTTTTTGATCGTTAATGTTAGGCCACATTCTTTTAGTTTTTTGGGTTCTTTGTCTTTGTTGTCTTTGTTGCGGTTGTTGTTGGTAAAGTGCTTTTTCTTTTAGATCTATTTCGCGATTTTTAGTAGTAAAATAGCTATCTAATATAGGCGCCACCGTTGGAATAATTTCAGAAAGCCAATTTTTAACTGCGCCGCCTTCGTTAAGTGGTTCTTCTTTTTCAAGTTCCGCTTCCAGATCACTAACTTTTTGCTTTAGAATTTCGTTTTCTATTGTTAAGCGCGTGATCTCTTGCATATTTTTATATGCTTCATCTCTACTTAAAAAATTGTCTTCCACTTTGTTACTTGTTGGGGTTGGTAAGTAATGAATTACCGGGTTTCCTTCGCTTAAATTTTCCGGGTTGCCGTTTTTTATTGCCTTTATGTCCGCTTCTCCTTTGTTTCCGTAATTTTGCATACAATGTAAATAATAAACGCCGGAAGGGGAGTTTTCTAATTTAATCTCAATCTCTTTAAATTTTGGTTCTATTGGTTTTCCGCCAATGTTATAAGCAACCAAAGTTTTATTGTTTTGATTTTTCAGAGAAATACTTTTATAGCTTTTTTTAATTTTCGTCTGAAATGCTTTGTTAAATTCGTGTAATTCCATGTTAGTTATCTGTCTGTTTTATCGAAAGCTTCATTAACAAGTACATAGCCAATATTAAATAAAGGAAAGGTAAACATTCCTTCATTAAATAACTTTTCTACATCTTGATACGGTGGTTGCAAGGCAGTATGGCCGTTCACGTGCGAACGTAATTTTTCGCTATATCCAAAAGGAGTAAATAAAGCGCCTTGATTTTCACCATAAGGAGTATAAACGTCGGAAGGATCGTAAGCGTCCTCAAGTGCTACGGCTTTTATTACTTTATTTGCATTTGGTGTTGAAACGGTTCCATATCCTTGCGGGCCGTCCGTTTCTGTGGTTTTATCATTCAATAAATTAAAAGCATAAATATTTTCGCTCGTTGGCGGAATTCTCCAACAGTCAATTCTTACATCGCTTTTATGTACCTGGTAAGTATCATACTTATCTGTATTTTGTAAAGGCATATAAATAGGTGTAGAAGCCGAGTCAATAATAGCTTGAATAAAGTTAGATCTATGAACGTACAAAAATTCGTTTCCGTAACTTTTGAATAGTACATTATGAATACAACTTTTCAAAGGATCAAAAACAGTTTTCGGACGCGGTTCCGGTCCTGGTTCCGGATCGGGTTCTTGGTCCATAAAATTAAAAAACGTAAAATCCGTAATTACGATATAATTGTTTTTTGGTACCGGAATTCTGAACGAACCGGTATAGCCGGCCGTCCAGGTTTGATATTTTGCTTTACCGGAGTGAATAAGATCAATTAAATTTTGAGTGATCATATTTGTTTTTTTTTAAATATAGTGTAACTGTAAAGTACCTTGAAGTCCGGCCGTAATAAGATCAATTTTAAAAACGTCTTTTCCTGTTAGCGGTTGCAAAAATTGAAAGTACCCAGTAGTAACTGAATAAGCGTTGTCTATTGACTGTAATTGTATGCTTGCGTTGTCAATGATTTTATTGTTATTCAAAGTAAGCGTAAAAGTGTCCGTTTCTAAAGCGCCCTTTGTAAAGATAAGGCCTAAAAATAGACGCGCGTCACCAGGAATTTGAATGTTATTAATTGTAAACTGTCCTAAAGTAGCGTTGAAAGGTACACCGGTAACTCGCGGTTGTTCTTGCGCGAAGCGTCTAACATCTTGCATTGACAAGTTAGAGTTAAACGCCGGGAATTGTGGCGTTCCGGTTGGGCTTTTATGTAAATTTCTCGGGCTTCCGATAATGTCGCTTATGTCGAGCAAATTTTGGCGCGTCATAGCGGTATTTATATTTTTTTTGTACATTTTTTTTTTTTAATAATGTTATTAAATAAAGGCCGGGGTCATTTTTTAAAATTTGCCCGGCCTTTTCCTAACTATGCTTAACACGATCAAGCAAAGCGTCAATTAGTACGTTGTGCGTGGTGCTAACAATGTACCAGTTCCTTGCGCGTGACAACCAATATAGTAAGTACTTCCAGCATTTGCAGGAATTGTTACCGTTGGAATTTGTAACTGGCAAATAAAACGAATTAACGGCTGAATAGTAATGTCAGTCTCTAAATGGAATACATCGTTTAATTCATTCCAACCTTTGCGGTTATGTGCCGGCTTCATATTTGTAAGTCCGATTTCTTTTATAACGCGGTTATTATCGTTTAACCAAGAAAATTGAGAAAGGTAAGCACCAGGAAACAAAGTTTCCAAAGTTCCAACGGTTTTAATTACGCCTGTTGCGTCTACTACTTCAATAACATCAAAGTAAATTCTATTAATAACCATTGTTTCTCCTACTTGTAGCGAATTAATTTGAATGTTCGAAAAAGGGAACACTGCCGTATTAACATTACGGAAAAAGTCAAGCGTTACATTACTTGCTACCGGCAAATAATGGAATACTTCCATTGTTGTTAATTGTTGGTTTTTAATACCAGGATTGCCGAAGCGGTTCGAAGCGCCTACAATTTTGCGAATTTCTGAACTTGAAGGAATTACAGAAGATTTTGAGTTTCTTTTAACTTGCATTTTTTTATATTTTTTATGTTTATTTATTTATTAATTAGTAGTTTGAAGTATTAACATAGTCCGGATAAATTGAATCGGCTAAATAGATTGGTTCTGCTAAATAAACTGGTTCGCCCATTTCGTCAAGCATTTCATCTTCGTTCATTTCGTCCATATATTTGTAGGTTCCGTCCTCTGCTAAATATACCGGGTTTCCCGCTTCGTCCAAATATTCTGGAATTTCATTTAAACTTGAAGAAGAAGCGTAATCGTGTTCGTTCATTTCTGCAAGTCCCAAAGATTTGCGCGCCATTGAGTAACCAAGTGCGCCTGCAATTCCGGAAGATACGTTCGGCATTTTTAATACGGAAGAAGCAACAAATGAAAGTCCTAACGCTACGGCAGTACGGCCAAGTGGGTTAGTAATGTTTTCGTTTATTGTTGGTTCTATCATTCCATAAGCGTAACCACCTACACCGGCGCCTACCATTGTTTTTGCCGTTGCGGTAGCGGTAGAAGGCGAGAATAACTCGCTTAATACTCCTTTTTTGCGTCTGCTGTGTTTTTTACGGCTTACTTTACGGCTAAGGCCTTCTGATAAGCTTCTTTTTCTGCGTTTGTGGGTTGTTCTTTTTTTGGATCTCATTTTTTTTAGTAATTTAAGTAAAAACATTTTATTTCTTTTTTGTTGCAAAGTATATACCGGCGCCTAATACGGCTACCATTCCGCCAATAAATAAAGGGCTTTTATAAAAAGGTTTTTCGGTTTCTGCCGGTTGTATGTCGGCGCCCTGATCGGATCCGCCTTTAAAGTTTTTAATTACTCCGCCAACAGAATCAATCGCGCCCTTAAAGTCAAACGGCTGGCGTTTGCTTTTGCGTTCTTCTTTTGATTGGCGCGCTTCATTCTTGCTCTTTGCTTTTTCATTTTTGCGCGTGTTTTTATCTTCGCGCGCTTTTTTACGATCTGCTCTTGAAGAAAGCAAACGATCTTCTGATAGTCCGCCGGAAGTTTTCGGCTGATAGGGTGAAAGTGTTCGGATCATTTCGCGATATTGTTCGGTCGGCATGCCGTCAAATTTATCTTCGCGGATAAATACGCCACCTTGTCCGGCTTCGAAGTCCGGGAAAAAAATATAAGGGTTAATTTCTTTTTCGTCTGTTTCTGCGAGTTGTAGGTACATTTTATTTTATTTTTTTAGTTTTTTATAAGCTAATAACAATACTAATAAGGAAGCGCCACCGATAAAATAATACTTATTTTTTTTTACAAAGTATTTTGTTTTATCTAAAAAAGTTCTTTTGTAGGCCGTTTCCACTTCTGGAAGATCACCGCCTTGAATATCTTCTTGTAAATGTCTTTTTCTATACATATTTTTTTTCCAGGTCTTTTACTCTTTCTTCTAAATACGAGTGCTTTACGTTTAACACGTCAAGCGCGCTTTTAATTTCGTGCATCGTTTTTGCGATGCTTGTTAGTTGCTTAACGCCAAAAATACATACAAAGCCAATAACAGAAAGCAGTATTTTTATAAATAGATCGTTATCCATTTGTAAGCTTCCCTTTCTTTCTTAAACTTCTTTTTTCAAAAAAGCGGATAATAATACCAGCTATTATAGTAATAAGTGAACCGGTTAATTCGTTTGGTACTTTTGGAATAATATTGTTGTTTGTTGCCGTTGCTATTGTTACACCGGTTGAAAGTATTGTTTGTATTCCGGTGCTATCTATTTGCGCGTAACACAATATAGAAGCAAAAATAAAAATACCTAAAAGGGTTAATTTTTTCATATATGCGAATTTAATTTAAAAATGATTTGAAAAATTTGAATTTTTTCATAATGTTAATAAGTTACCATTTTTCCCAATTTACCGGGAGTTCTTGAATGTAAGGGTAACTTCTTTCTTTATTATAGTCCTTATTAGTTAGATCTAATACTTTCCTGGATCCTTTCCACTTTATTATAGTATATATATGAACCGGGTTACTTTTGTCGCGTCCTACTAAAACAATACTTATATTCTTCCAATTTTGTGCGATCATTAGCGTTATGGTTGCAATAGTTAGGCAGTCGCAATCGCCACCAGGATAACCCCAAAATTCACCGGTTAATAAAGTCGGCAAAGTTTGCAAAAGTTCTACATTTTTAGGATCACTTTTATACCTTGTTTTATTTTTAAGCCAATAAAAAAGTTCTTCCGGATCTTTGAAAGCCGGGCATTTGCTTAAAGCATAGTCAGTGCCGTCAACTATTTGTATTTTTATGTGTCGAAGCGTATCGTTAATGTCTTTGT